GCAAAATGATTAAAATCATAATAAGCCGTACCCGATAAAATGATTTGGTTTGACTTGTCTTGAGGCGCATGTACATCCGCCTCTAAAGATATACCAAGTTCTGCCGCTTTCTTTTTCTTGGCTTTTTCTTTTACCTTTTCTATAGGGGACGCCGCTACAGCAGCAAAACCTGCTACAACATTTTCAAAAATATCTCTAGGTATGGATGCAAACTCGTCAGCAATAATATCGTTGGCACGTTGACCTCTAATCTTGCTTCCGTCGCCAAGCGGAAGGCATGTTATAGTGCTTTGATTAATATGCATAACGCATCTATCAACATCTCTTCTAGGACCGCTGTTCGTACCACACAGATCCCTTAAAACGGGTGCGTTCTTCCATATCGTATCCATATATTCAAACAAAACTTTAGATTGACGGAAGGCAGCGCCAACAACAATAATTTTTCTTCTAGGCATAAACAAAGCACGAAGAAGAGGGTAAACAGACAGTATAAACGATTTGCCCATACCTCTAGTTCCTATAAGCATAGGGAACTTTCTATTCCACATTTCGTACAGCAGTAATGACTGCATCGGGGCTAGATCAATATTTAATATATACTTAGAAGCGAAAGAGAAATATTCAGGACGCATCATTAACCAAGCTATTCTTTCAATTAGCTGATCCTTGTCTGCGCCCTCCATGATAAAATCCATAGGATTAAATAAAGAACTTTCATCTACTTCTATGCCTAGCCAAGCGTCTTTTAGCTTTTGTTGATTATTTACCATCGTTTATCCCATCAGCAAATCCAAATTGTACCGCTTCGCTTGCAGTAAGATACCAATCTCCATCTTTCATTTTTCTTTTTATATGTGCCTTAGTTTTTGAAACACTATATTTTCTTTCCTTAAAGTATTCACCAGTATTTTGACATTTTGTAGCGAATACATCTAGCATTATGTCTAGATTTTGTTTATCTAGCTCTGCCCATTTTTGAGCGCTTAAATAATCTCCACTACAGTCTGTAGAGCCAAAGTGCGCCATGAAATGTGAGTGCTGTGACATTAATCTGTTGTCAGCCGCCTGTAGTATTATACCGCTCATTGATTCTGCCTGCCCATAAGCCACAATTGTTACGTAAGACTTGCAGGACTGTATTGCATCGTATATTGACATTCCAGCCTGCCAGCCTCCGCCAATACTTTGCATATTTATTCTTATTTCGTTATTGTTTAAAGAGTCTAAATGTCTTATGTTTTTTACAAAATTTATAGCCATTCTATAATCTACTCCCGGATCGTCTTCTCCTCCGTCTTTTACAGAATGCAAATAAATCTCTCTATTTTTAACATCAATTCCGTAGTTGTGTATTTCTCCGATAGTATCTCTTATATTTGACATTACTGCTCCTTGTGGAACGATTCGTTCAACCTTTTGAAAATGCTGTTACACATCATGAATGCATTATATTTATTATCGCAAAACATTACATTTACATCATAATGTATAGATATCTCCATAAGTGCCTTTAATAGATATCTTCCTGTTATCTTTGTTTGCTTTACAACTTGAAATCTTTTAAAATTAGGAAGAGCTATTTCTCCATCTTTATATCTTTTATACAATTCTTTATCTTCTTCTGTTTTTAGCAAACTGTTTGGGTAGTCAATTAAATCAGAAGCTGAAAACTCTAAGAGGATGTAGCGAAAGTGAAAATCTCTCATTCTTTCTATTTCTTTATAGAAAGTGCTTTTCTTCTTGCCTAAGTTCATAGCGATTTCAGATACAGAGGCTTTTCTCTCTATACATACAACATCTTCAAAGCCTTCAAGCGTATAATCTCCCGTATGGAGCGTTCCAACCTCCATGCCAGAACACTTATCATACGGAGAGAAAAACCATCCATCCTGTTCTCTTGTATCTTTTATTACTTTGTACTTAGGTGTCATTGCTTGTATTTTATCACCTTATTAAGATCGTCCCAAGTTGGTTTAATTCTACCAACCATTTTGTAAACTTGATTAAAAGTAGACCCTGTACAATTTTCAAAAATAGCTGGCGTTCCCGGATTTTCATTTATAGTTTTTATGATAAAGCTAGCATCGTTTGAAGAATGGGCTTTAACGGCCTCTGGCTTAGGCTTTGGGGCATTGTTAACTAAAAAAATTTCATCTGCAAAATTTTTAGCTTTTGGAGACGAATCAGGCTCTGGGTTGGGTTTTTTTTCTTCTTTATTAAACATAGCTATTTCTTTCTGTTAATGAGTTGCGAAAAATAAGAAGCATAGTGGGATTCCTTTCCTGTTATGGACTTGTGACAAGAACTACATAAAGTTATACCGTTGTCAATGTCATACCTAAGAGAAGCTGCTGAAGACCATTTCATTATGTGATGAACGTTCAATCTGGCTCGCTTCCCTTTCTTTTTACACATTTGGCAAGTATATTTGTCTCTTTTTAGGACTTTTAGCCTAAAGTCTTTGTAAATCGGGTCGTTGTAGTCTCGCCTCTTCGACATCGCTATCCACCATTCTTTCTACCAGTTGTTGAAATGAAATCTCAGGCTCCCATCCCAGTATACGCTTCGCTTTTGCTGGTATTCCCAATAAATAGTCCACTTCTGCTGGACGATAAAATTCTGGGTCAATTACCACAAGATTGTCCCAATCGTCAATTCCTACGTGCTTGAAAGCTATATCCAGAAACTCTCTAACTGAATGAGTCTCTCCCGTAGCCACCACGTAGTCGCTTGGCGTTTCGTGCTGTACCATTTCCCACATGCCCCGCACGTAGTCCTCTGCATGACCCCAGTCTCGTTTTGCGTCTAGATTACCCAGTCGCAGTGCGGGAAAGTCTTTATCCATGCCAGAAGCTATAAACTCACCAATCCACTTGGTAATTTTTCTGGTGACAAACTTCTCGCCTCGTCTTTCGCTTTCATGGTTGAACAAAATGCCACTACAAGCAAAAATCCCATAACTGTCGCGGTAATTACGCACAAGATGATGGGCTGCTAGTTTTGCTATAGCGTATGGACTCTGCGGCATGAAAGGTGTGTCTTCGTCTTGATATTTTTGAGAATCACAAACAGAATCCGAATGAATTTCATCAAGAGTAACAGTGCCTAAAACATTTTCTAGTGCCGCTGTTAAAACTTTCTTTTCTGTAAAATTTTTCCCAAACATTTCGCTAGAACTAGCCTGATAAAACTTAATGTCGTCTTTTCTGCCCGAATATCTTATCGCCTCTAAAATATTCAACACTCCACCAGCGGTTACGTCCCAAGTCAGGCTTGGTTGCTTGAAACTAGTTCCAACATGAGATTGCGCGGCAAGGTTATAAATCTCGTCAGGAGCTTCTTCTTTGATTACATTACTGACACTAAAGGCGTCTGTAATGTCTCCTTCGATTATTTTTATTTTGGGCAAGATATGAGTAATTCTATTTAGTGTGGGGACGCTTACTCGTCTGGTCACACCAATTACTTCGTAACCCTTTTCTAGTAAGAGTTCTGCGAGATAGCTTCCGTCTTGTCCTGTTATTCCAAATATGATAGCTTTCATTCTTCTTCCTTTAGTGTTTCTGGTGTCAGGAACGGCTGGTCCACGATACCGTCCTCGTATTGTACATAATCAGAAAGTCGTTCTTTCTCTATTTCTGTAGCGAGCCTCATTTTTTCCATCTCTATCCCTATTTCACTTCGATACTGACTGTCTGTAGCTAATTTCTTCACAAGTGATGCGAATGTTAGCTTAGAGTCTTCGATAGCTTTGACGCGCTGCTCTCTTGTGCCTTTGAGATCCTTGAGCATCGTCGCCTTGCGCGCTTGCAGATCCTTATAGTCTTTACTAAGGGTTTCCTGTGAAGCCCGTAGGATCGCAATCTGGCGCTCTATATTCATAATTAGATCAACATCGCGCTGATCTTTGTCTCGCGCCTTTTCGTTCTGTACAATTCTTTCGTTAGCGATAATACTCTGTTGGTTTTCGTGTTGTGCCTTTAGAATCCTGTTCATCAATAGCTCAAGCTTGATTGTGTCAATGATTTGCATTTCTTCTGTATGAAACACATCGTCTTTGAACTGGCTCCACATTTTCTTGAAGTGGAACTGAAACATCTCCAACTCTTCTGGCGTGAATTGATTTGATAGCTCTTTGAAGTAGGGCTTCTCTTTTAATTCGTTAGCGACAGCCGCCTCTTTCTTTTGCTTTGCAGAAAAGCCGACTTTCTTTTTGATCCAAGTCTGAATAGAGCCGGGGTCGCGATTTAATTCTTTTGCGATGGCTTCAGGAGAAAGAACCTCGCAATTTTGCTCGATAAAGGCCATTTCGTCAAATGAGAACCTGCCCCTTTTAAATTCACTCATCGTATTCGCCCTCTTCTATAATCTCTTGTATAAAAGCCACAACTTTAGCCTTTCTACTTTTAGGTAGTGAAGCATTATTTTTGAGCTTTAGATAGTCGCCCCTCATATTAGATGGAAGATGGTCATCTATTTTTTGAAGTATTTCAGAAAGTTCCGCATCTTCACTTATCGTGTCACCTGTTGCAATATGATACAATTCCTGTATATCAAGAGGCTCTAGGATATCTTTTTTGGACTTTTGTATTTTTTCAGCCGCCCCATGCTCTAGCCTATAGTAATTATCTCTTTTGAACGTTTTTAACCTATTGTTAATATGCACATACATAAAATTATCCAAAGGCCGCCCTTGGTCATATTTCTCAAGGCCCGCAATACCAATCAAAAACGCCTCTTGTTCTATATCTTCAACTTCATAAGAAGCAAACGTATATTTGTGCGCAAGTTTTTTAGATATTTTTAAGATTGTATTAACAACCTCAGTTTCGTTCATCCCCTTGGGTATCTTCATTATTTTCGTCCTGTTGTAGTTCCTCTGGTCCTAATGCTGCCGCCGCCCCCCGTGGAGGGTCTGGTATATTTGCAGCTAGCTCTTGTTCTATTTCCTCTTGCAGCTTTGCAGTTGCTTTTGTGTTCAGTTTGGATTCTATCATAACTTCCTCCGTTTAAAATTAACATTACATATAATGATATACACTATTTAAGGGAATCACACGATAATTTTAGCATAAATAAGGGCAGTTCACTATAATAGAATGACAGGTAACTGTCGGGATATTAGGATTTGAAGGTTTTGTATAACGCTGTCACGTAAAAAACTGTCCTGTTCGTGGCGCTTGGACGATTTTTAAAGATCAGATACAAATACTTGATAGGATGGTTAGAAGTTGGAAGTAGGTATTACCCGTGCCTACCACATTTGGCAGATGAATGGTTCCAGTAATGGAAAACTAATTATTAGTTGTGAGTTTTACAGCTCTCACCCAAACCCCAAAGCAAGCATCTGATTGGTGGCTTACTAATTAATATCTCAGTCATATCGAGCATCGCGAGACTTGCTTGGTAGGATAAAAGCTGGGGGTACGTAAATAGGAGAAATTATGAAATCACCCTGTACTGGTCATTGTGCCTTAAATAGACAACAAATATGTAGCGGTTGTGGCAGAACAAAAAGTGAAATATCTAACTGGAGGACTATGAATGAAAAAGAAAAAGAAGAAGCCGCCTTTCGTGCCAAAGATCGTTTCCGGGCCGCCTCACTGCAAGTGCGGAACACACGTAGCGAAAATGATAAGTGAAACAAAATTCAAATGTGTTTTGTGTGGGGCCATTTATGGAAACAAGAAAGAAGTGTAAGATTTGTGGCATAGAAAAGGCAAAGGGGGATTTTCCTAAACATATACACTATAAGGATAATTTAGATTCTAGATGTCGGGCCTGTATAAAAGAACAGTCTCAATTACGTAAAGAATTAAAAAAGACCGCCCCTCCAATGCCTGAGAGGTGCG